TTCCAGTAACAGCACATATTGATACATTGGCAACCCTCCTGTTAAGACCGTGTGCTATTGATATGTCAACCGGACTGACTCCGGCAGACAGAACCCATCCAGTTGGATAATCAACGCCTTCTGTAGCAGCAGCTATGCGCCCAGCTACAGTAGAAGCATACGGTAGTGATATCACAATCACTGGCTCATTTGCCGTAGTATAATACTTTTTAGTTGCACTCTCTGGTAAATCATCAGTTGTGAACGCTCCGAGATTTATAGTTGGAGTAAATAAGTTTAAAGCATCATCGTACACCCATGTTATTCCAGTATTTGCCTGAATAAATAAAGCAACCGTGTCCATTACGTTCTGAGCATCACCAGAAGAATATGTGTCCCATTCAGATATTTGAGCAGCTGTAGGAATAACGCCGTCTCCAGCGTCAGTAATTAAATCTAATACCGATAAGTTTAAGTGCGAGTGCCTAGCAAGAGTGTTTGCATCTACCTCTTCTTTATAGGCTGATGTAAAATACTTAACAGAATCACCCTCTAGAATATCATCTAAGGTATCATTAAGCTTGTCTAGGGCATTATCTATCTGGTCAGCACTATAATCCCCACTCTCAGCTAAAACGTCTCCAGATCGCCCAAAAACACTCAATACAGCTCCAGTAACAGTATTCTCCCATGCAAGAGCGCCAAGCGCCAATGTTTTAGTTCCACCGCTATTCATCGTAAATATAGCAGAGTTTCCAACCTTTGTTATTAATGATAAGAATGATGCTCGTGCTGAAATTGATAACATCTTTGGTGCAAACGCTGCTCTCAGAGGTGAGGAGCAAAAAGGTCAGCAACTTTTGGGTGGGATGGTTCTTTCTCAAAGGGCAAACTCTGGGAGGTTGACCACTATAACCAACGCCTTTGAGGATGCCTGTGGCCGTGAGTTTGGTTTGTATCCTGCTTTGGTTCAAATGATGAAAGTTTATTGGGATGAGCCAGAGATAGTGAGGTATACCCCAGATGATGGAAAAACAAGGTTTATTGAGTGGAAGTCTGACAAGATTGAGGATGGGGTAAAAGTTAGAGTCAAGGCTGGTTCTGCTATACCTCAAGACAAACAAGCTATGAAGAATGAGACTATTCAACTTGCACCCGTTCTTGATCCTCTGTCTTTGGCTGAGGGGTTGGACAAGCCAAACGCAAAGGAATTTGCCAAAAGACTGGTTTATTATCGCTTCTTTATGGATAAATATATGAATGAAATTTTGGCTGATGATGGAAGTATGGTAGATAGTCAAGCCATGGCGGATATTCATGCTTTGGTTCAAGGTCAAGTTCCTCCAACACCAGAAGAACCATCCAAAAAATATATTGCTACCATTGATCAATTTTTGCAAAGCAATGGTTTTGCTCAGATTCAAGATCTAAACATCAAACAGAACATTATAAATTTTGCCAAAACAATCATGGACAAAGCTAAGGGTGGAATTGGTGAGATGGGTGGTGTTCAGTCTGAGCAAGTTCCCACAGCCCCAACACCAGCTGAATCTGAGGGAACAGTTCCGGCTGAGGGTGAAGCTCCACCTGTACCATCTGAAGAACCTAAACCAAGTGGACAAAACTTTTTTCAAGGTTTAATATCAAAGTTAAGAGGAGAATAATATGCCACTAACAGATAAAGGAAGAAAAATCATGGCCTCAATGAAAAAAGAATATGGGGATAAAGGTAAGGAAGTTTTTTATGCCTCAAAAAATAAGGGGTCAATTAGTGGCGTTGATAAGAAAAAGCACATGGCAATGGCCATGAGAGCGGCAAAATCAGTATAAAGAATATGTTGGACGAACCAATGAAACCAAACGAATATCAAAAACGCAGAGATGCAATGGCCAAGAGATTGGTTACTTTAGGAAAAGACAATCCTGTTGTTGCAAAGGCTATTAGTGCTCAAAAACCACCGGAGATGGATGAGAAATATAAGAATTGGGAGATTGTAGATGAACTGGTTTCTGCTGCCAGGAGAGAGTATATGGACAAAGAGGGTGGAAGTATGAATAAATGTGTTGCTAATTTGGCCAATGCTTTGTCAAAATTGGCTTCAAAGAAATAGTTGACAACATTTAAAATATAGTCTACATTTAAATTGAAGAGGTCTATAAGACCCGCCAACCTATGAAAATGGGAAAGCGGGATTTTTTATTACAAACAAAAACAAAAAAACAAAATGCAATTCACACAACGAGTTCTAACCACCACACAGGACACAATTGTTCCTAAAGTAGCGGATAACTTTTTATCAGACAACTTTGTCACTTTTAGATTTGTTGGTAACGGTCGCAAATGGAAAGGTGAATCCCTTAAATTCCCTGTTAAACTAGCCAAAAACACTTTGGGTGGTTCTTTCTCTGGTCTTGATTCTCACAACACAGATGCTGTTGATACTCGCAAGCTCTTAACTTACTACCTCAAAGCTTATGAAATTCCAGTTGCTATTCCAGGTCTTGACCGCTTGGTCAATGCTTCTGAAGCTCAAATCCTTGGTTTGGTTCAAACTGAAATGGAATCTTCTGCTCAAGATGGTATGGATGATGTTGCTGACATGTTCTACTCAGATGGAACTGGCAACTCAAGCAAAGACTTTGAGGGTGTTGGAAACTTGATTGATGACACTGTTTCAATCGGTGGTCTTTCTCGCTCAACCTACCCAACCCTAGCTTCTGAAGTTTTAGCTTTCGGCGGAACAATGACTCTTACCAAATTAGCTACTCTTTTCTCTGCTACTTCTGGTGGATCTGCTTCCAAGCAAAAACCAACTCTTCTTGACTCTGATGAAACAGTTTGGGACTTGTATGAGAGTTTGTTATCTCCTACAGTTCGTGCTAACTATGAAGCCACTGGTCTCCCTGTAGTTACCAGAAGCTCTAAAGGTGCAATGCCAGCTTCTCAACTCAAAGGCTCTGCTGGTTACACTTCTTTGATCTATAGAGGAACTCCTTGGGTCGCTGATGAAAAAGCTGCTGCTACTTCCCTATTTATGTTCAACGAGAACTACCTTGAATGGTACGGAATCAACGATCCTGACATGACCCAACCAAACTTTGGTGAGAACATTGATGGAACTTATGCAGAAATGCCATCCAAATACAGCGGTTTCAACTGGTCAGGTTTGATGAAGCCTGTAAACCAATACGGCACAGTTGGACACATTTACTTGTTCGGTAACTTTACCAGTAGCCAGCCACGCAGACTTGGCAAAGGTGAAAATATTACTGGAGTTTAATAAAACAATAAAAACAATAATATGAACGGATCAATAAACATCTCAGCCCAAGACCTATACACTGCAAGTGATGTGCAGCAACACCCATTCGGTGCAATTGGTGTAGACAAGTATGGTGATCTTTATCGCTACACTAAAGTTGGTGCAGTAGCTGCTGTTGCTGGAAAAATGTACAGTGCTCCTACTCAAAAGACCAACCACCACAACTTAGCTGCTTATGCCGCTGTTACCGCTGATGGAAAACTCAAGAAAGTTACTTTAACTCTCGGTGCAACCGCTGCTGTTGAAAATGAATATGCCGGTGGTATCCTAGTTGCTAACGACAACAGCCCAGAGGGTGAGTTCTACAGAATTAGTGGCCACCCAGCTGCTGATGCTTCTGCTACTCTTGAAGTTACTGTTGAACAGCCATTCAAGACTAGTATTGCAACCACTTCTGAATTTACTTTGGTTCACAACGCCAACAACGGGGCAATAGTAAACGCTGCTTTCACTCTCAGAGCCGCTGGTGTTCCTGCAATCGACATGACCGCTGCTTACTTTGGATGGTTCAAGACTCGTGGAGTTGCTTCAGTCCTAATTGGAACTGCTGCTACCCTCGGAGCTGACCTTAAAATGGATGGTAGTGGAGGTGTTACTGATAGAACTGATGCTCTTGGAGCTTCAGCTGAACCAGTAGTTGCAGTCGCTGATGTAGTCCTCGGTGTTACAGGCGAATACAACCCAGTAAGATTAGTGATCGATTAAAAAATTAATAACTTAAAAAACCCGCATCTTGACGAGTAAAGTTCAGGAGGTGCAAAGCTAACCCCTTTGCACAGGGGTTTTTTAATAACAAAAACAAAATGGCTAAAAAAGCATCAGTTAAAAAAGTAGTTGTCAAATCTCCCAAGTTGGAGAAAGCAATTATATCTAGTGAGTTAGTTATCAAATCTTTGGGTCTTGAAAGTCCAGAGGTTGAAATTGTTGAAGTCGTTTCTCCTGTTGAAGTCAAAATTCAGCAAAACGGCAAACAATTTATTGTTGGCTCAGAATTATTAAACAAATAACAAAAACAAAATGGGAAAAGCACGAGACTACATTCCAGCATTAAAATACGGACACAAAATCATGCCTGAAGATATAGCAGGTATGGTCGGACTTCCATCTATTGGTAACATTTTTTATGTTGATCCAACAGCTGGTTCTGACACCGCCAACAATGGCAAATCTATTGACAACGCTTATGCAACAGCCGCCAAAGCTCTTAGTTCCATGGTCGCTGACAATGATGATGTTTTAATCATTGCCGGAACAGGCTCAACAGGTAGAACTGCTGAATCTGCTGTCATTGATTGGAGCAAACGCAGAACTCACATCTTGGGTAACAGTCCTGCTCGCAGAATCAATCCTCGAAATGGTATTGGTGCAAATTATGCTGGTGGAAGCACTACTCCTGTTTTTAAAGTTAGTACCAACAACTGTTCTTTTAGTAACATCTCTATTGCCAGTTTTACTGATAATGATGTCTTAGTCGAGATCACTGGTGACTACAATACATTTAATAATGTTCACTTTCAAGGTATTGCTTCCGCAAATCCAGCAGCTGATGCTGGTGCACGCTCTCTCCTTTTAACCTCAGCTGAAGAAAATGAGTTCAATAACTGTACTATCGGTGTTGACACTGTTA